GAGGGTCTCTCGAGGCTTACCGTGACTTAAACCCAGGGAGAGCGTTGGGCTATGAGATCACGGGTGCTGCCATACCCTCTATTGCCTCGTACTTTTTCCCACCTCTGGCCCCGGCAACAACGGCCCGGAACGTTGGGCTATTGGGTCGGATGGGCCGCGGTGCTGTTACTGGTGCAACGGAAGCCGGTATCTACAGTATGGGCACACAAGAGGGCGGTCTACTGGATCGCAGCCCGGTAAACATGGAAACAGCCATGGGCGGCGGTATTGGCTTTGCTTTACCTCCTGTGCTCCAGGGTGCAGGTAGAGTGGTCAATCGCATGCGGAACCCAATGACCAGAGCCCAGCGTGCTTTCACTAATGTATTAGGTCGCGACAAAACGACTGTCAGTGACATGGTCAATAGCAGAAACCTAGATAAGCCCCAGGTGGCCGCAGACCTATCTGGCCAGAATGCACAGGCTCGGGTGGGTGCGTTACAGGGTATGCCTGGACCGCAGCGCGATACCATTAGGACGGGCCTGCTTGAGCGTCAAGTTGGTCAGGCAGAGCGTGTGATAGACGACCTCAACGAAACGACACAGGCCATACTTACCGATACTGACCAAGCGCTGATTGATCTAAACAAAGCACGCAAGAACAACGCACGTCCGTTGTACGAAAAGGCGTATGAAGCAGGGCAGGTTATCGACGATCCTGAACTGTTGGCATTACAGGCTGATGATGGTTTTCAAGCTGCCTATAACAAGGGCAAAGAACTTTACGATATCGAAAACAGAACGCGCCGGCTGAGAGGGGAACCGCCTTTGCCTCCGTTGCCTGACGTAGATGCTACATTGAACCTGCGTGGACTCGATCAGGCTTACCGGGGCATGAGAACCCGGGCAGATGAGGCTTTCGCTAGTGGAGATTTCCAAACAGGACAAGCCCTCAAAAATGAGGCAAACGCTCTACGGGACAAACTGGACGATATGTTCCCAGAATATGCAGAGGCGAGGGCTGTCTATAAGTCTGACAGCGAAATGATTGAGGCTCTCGAAATGGGCCGTGATTTCATGTCCCCGGGGAAGACAAACAGCAGGACCATACGCCGTGAGATTGCTGATCTCGATGAGGGGCAGCTAGAGGCATATCGTATGGGTGCCATTGATGTCATCCGGCAGGCGATCTATCGGTCAGCAAAAGATGGCACAAACATACAGAATCGTTTCTTTGGTAACCGGGAAATGCGTGATCGATTGCGACTTCTGTATCCAGATGGCGACGCCGGGCAGGCTCAGTATGATCAGATGATGAATCGCTTGAGCCAGGAAACGCAAATGCAGGACACTCTGCGCGCTACCTATGGCTCTCGCACCACGCCCATGGCCCAGGAGGTTGGCGAACAGTTGGCAGACGAGGGTGCTGTTGATATCAGTGGGTTTAATCCGCGTGCGGGATTACTTAGTAATGCTGCTGATATGACCTATCGAGCCCTCGGTGCGCGCTTGCGTGGAGCCGGCTCCCCGGCAACCCGTGAGGCCACAGCAGAACTGTTGATGGACCCGGTGGCAGTACCCGCTTCGCCTCTGGCCCCAGTTGGCGTGACACAGGTTCCTAGCCCGGCTATGCAGGAGTTGCGTAGTAACATGCGAGGAGCACAGAGAAACGCTGCACAGCTGCGTGGACTACTTAACAGAAGCAACCTCGGCGTGACCGGGTTTGGTGGTCTACTTGGCGGCATGGGGATGAACGACCGCCGCTGATCTGCGGAACTTTTTGCGGAACTTTTGCACCAGTTTTTATGATCTCTTATGATCCCTTAAAAACCGCATTGTTGAAAATAACATTGTAGTTCAATCACTTGCATGGGGATCACAAAAGATCAAAAAAGGCCATCCGTGGCTTGTCGCGAGTTCGAATCTCGTTTCCCGCTCCATTTCTTTTTTATATAAATCAATAACTTATCTTTCGTAAAACTGCAAAATCGTGGTTTTGCGGAACTTTTGCGGAACTTTTTTTACAGTGCCGCAAACGCAGACTCTAATAAATCGTCTGAGCCTTCATCATAGTCAGGCATATAATCTGCGTAAGTTTTAAGGAAGGTTTCTTTGTCGTGCCCTAGCTGCCTAGCAGCCTTTGCAGGGTTCACGCCAACAGACAACAACTCAGTCGCACGGGTGTGCCTTGTGGTCTTCATCTGCCTGTACTCCACGCCAGACTTTTCGTGCGCTTTGATCCATTGCTCACGAAAGCGCTTTGGCTTTTTGTAGTAATCGCCATTGGGCTGTGGGAATACAAAACCCTTCTGCCATCGAGAATGCAGTTTATTAAGTGCGTCCATTGCAGCGGCGTTCAGCGTTACCTGCCGACCTCCGAGGTCTGTCTTTACTCTGCCCACGAGCACATAATTACTGATGCATCGCTCAACACAGGCAACTCCATCCGATATATCACTCCAACGCAACGCCAGGATTTCTTGGTGTCTCATCCCTGTAGCAAACGCAAACTGAAAGTAATACTTTGCGTCCCCATCCATACGGTCTAACAGCTTGCGGATTTCTAGCGGTTTGTACGGCTTAAATCGACGCTTGCCTCTGGTGTCTGCGCTTTTAGTGTCTAGCACACCCGTCGTCGGATTTGGCGATATTTCGAAATAGTTGAAGAGTTTACTCAGAGGTCCAAGCAGATTTTTCCGATACTTGTTAGACCAATCACGCACGAAAACCCTGTTCCGACCTTCGCGTTTTCGCTCGTACAGGTAGTCCTCTAACACTTGTTTAGTGATCTCATTGAGCCTATAGCCAGAGAACACAGGCAACCATTTGTTTTCAAGTATCTTCCGGTAATCGTCAAAGGTTCGATCTGATTGGCTTTTCAGTCCTCGATCCAAGAAAACATCAATAGCATCAGAAAAAGACAGGTAGGGCTGTGTGCTTACCTCAACGTAACGCTCATCATTATGAAGAGGCAGATTCTGGTTTAGTTTCGCTAAGTAATCGTTGCGAATCGCTATCACGCGCTTCAGGTCAGACTTCGCACGCTTTGCAACGTCAGTGTCAGCAATAACTTCATCGACTACAAAAACACCGCCTCGACGAATTTTAATTCTGTACCGATTCCGCTCAACGCTTATATTGGGTTCTGACTCCCATAGTCTTTTAGCCATTTGTTTGCCTCCCTATGGTTCACAAATGTTTGTTTGCCTATCACCTTGTAATGGACGCCACGCTCCCAGTGCCTGGTCATCCAGTTCTTAACTACATTAGGCGTTACACCTAACTGTTCAGCGTATCGGTTCCGATGTATGAAGTCTGAAGTCATCAGAATTCATCCGACAGCAGATCGTCCACGCTAAATTCTTTCGCAGGTGCAGCTGCGGGTGCTTTCTGCGGTGCTTCGCCAGGCAGTGGCTTGTCGTGCTGCTTGCCCTTTGGCGGCTTCTGCATGATCGGCCCACGGTTACCCGTGATGTAGGTTTTGCCATTACGGTCCTTTCTGATCTTCAATCCAACGAAGTAGTAGTATCCGTCGAATTTACCGTGACCCTTAAAGTCGTCGTGCCAATCTTCCGTCTTGTCTTCGTTCTTCCAGACAGTAAACTTCTCGCTGTCGTCATACTCCTTGTCCATGCTTCCTCCTTTTCTCTACGTGCTCGTGGACCTCTTCCAAAAACTTCACTGTCTCTGCCAGTAAAGCCTCAATCTTTTCTTCGTTGCGAGGGAAGGGGATTATGAATGTCTGAAACCCTTCCTCGACTCTGGGGTCGTACTGCACGAAATCGACATGCGTCGCCCCGGTGCACGCCATCTGGCAATGCATCTGCCACTGATACTCGTCCTTGATGCGTGCGACCCACTTTGGATCGGTGTCAGGAATCTCGTCCAACTGCAACGCGATTAACTGCGGTTGCGAACTGGTGGAGTACGGGCATTTAATTTCAATCAGTCTCTTTTGATCACTGGCCCAGATGCCATCTGGCGAGGCACACAATCCCTTAACTTCGGGATGATCGGTGATCGCATGCTCACCTGTTGGCTCAATAATCAATTCACCTGTCATCCATTCGTAAGCATCGCGAGCAACGGGCTCATACTTAGTGCCGTGTGCCATTGCCTCCCTGACAGCAGCAGGAAAGGTCTTTTGCTCATTGATGCCTAGCGTTTCGTTAATCTTTGTGACCAGATACTCTTCACGAGTTTTCAGATATTTGCCTGCACGACCTGGCATGATCTTGCTGATCTCGGATGCAGTTACCTTGCCTCGGCGGTGAGCGAACCACTCTTCGCTACGCTGCTGCATTGAGGCCATCCGCTAATTTATGCTTTACCGCGTTTGCGCGGTCTTTATATGCCTGTGGCAATTCCTTCACGCGCTTTGTACGGACTTTTTTTGACCAGTTCGTTGTCAGGTCTTTATAGGTCTGACTGCTGTTCAACTCAGTAATAAGTTCAGCCAAGATAAGTTCGTAATCAGGGTTTGCCGGCTCCACATAACGCTCGACGGCGCCGTCAGTGTCGTCAGGATCGCCGGTAATAATCATGTTGGACAGTATGAGGATGTTGTACCTGCGCAGGTAAGTCTGCGCTGTACCGTGTGTCTGAGGGTTGCTAGGGTCGCGCAGCTGCACTGACATTGACGTCAGAATGTTGTCCCCGCCAACGATAAACATGGTCTGTATGCTGTAGTTTGTGTGCAGATACTCGCCGGTCTGGGGATTAAACACATCGACAGTCTGTTGCGTGTGTTGGACCTCCACTTCCTTGTATTTATTCTTGATGTGCTTTTGCAGTTGCTCCAACGACACATAGTCATTGTGCAGCCCCTTGGCTTCAGGCTTTATTTCATCCTTTGCCATATCCGATAGGACTTTCTGTAAGTTTCTCTGTGGCATTATTCCTCCTTGAATATCTGCGTTTTGCCCTCGTGCAGCAGCGAGTCCGCGGTTCTATCCAGTAGCGGTTCCGTGGCGATCCACTCCGCTCCTGCCCAAAGGTAGAAGAGGAGTATAAGTAGTAACGCTTTGCGTGTCTTGTTTATAACGTGTGTATACATAATGTATATGTGTTGCCCAAATTTTTTTAGACGTTGTTCATCGTGCCAATGACGACACCAAGTATGGCCATGTCTTTTTTAAGTTTTGTGATTCGGTCGGGCCAGTGGGGGTTTTGATTTTCAATCACCCCGTCGCCCAGATACTTTGCGTATCCGACTTGCTTGTTCTTGCTGTAGCAAATCATGCTGCCGGTCGCGGCGTCGCGATCCATATCGACGATTGCCGTGGAGCCGCCTTTAAGTTCGGGTGCGTTAGCATCTGAATTGATATCTACCGCCCAGGTGTTGCTGCTGTGCGCCCCAGGCCAATATATCTTCCTTAAGTTCTTACCGCCGTTCCTTATTGCTTCTTCCACATCCACACCAACTGCGTAATACACGTCCCCAGATATACCGTTGACCTCTGCTTGGATGTTATCGAGTAACCCGTCTGCCTCTGCCGCGAGGCGAGGGGACCAATCAGCCAGGGGAATACCCATCATTTTGCTGAATTGCAGCCCTCTCTTAAGAGAAATCGGATTTCGCCCATTCACCATATGGCTGATCTGTGACCTATCGGTCCCCATTTGTTCGGCCATTTGCGTGTAGGTGAGGGGTTGGGTCTTGATCCAAGCCTTCAACGTTTGTGTTTCTGATTTCGACATAGTTGGTATACGGGTTATACTATAACTATATGGTATAGAATCTATACCCATCTGTATACAGTCGGTATCAGGCTTAAAATCTTAAGGGTGGTCGTCAAATTTGTCTCGCGATCACATAGGAATCTTCAGGGTCGAAAGCAATAATATAACAAAAAAATCGGAAACCATCGGTATAACATACCCCACGTATGAATACGCAACTCGACAATCTCAAAGCTGCCTGGATTGAATATAAAAACAAAACAGGCGAAACCCAGGTTGTTACATCTAAAAAACTGGGATGGGCAAGTGCCACGCTTGGACTGTACCTTAACGGGCGGCGGCAGCTAACAGCAGAGCATGCCGCTCAGGTAGCTAATCTTTTTCACATTGACGTTACAAAAATTGTCCACGGCACGGTCGCGCAGGTTCGCGAAATTGACATTGTCGCAACCTCAAGCGGTAACAAGCCGCCCCAAGCAACAAAAAAAATACGCTATGAGAGCGGCAGAATGGCAATATTCTGTGACATCCCTGTGCTCATAGAAGGCGCGACCTTGGCTGTACCGGCGGGTACCACGCTGCTTGTGGCAGAGCCTGACGCGCAAAGACCGGATGATCGTTGGCCGCATATGGCCTCCCGCTATTGGGTAGTGCAGGCGCCCAATAAAGTAAAAATATTTCTGTCTGAAACCAAGCCAAAAGTGCGATCTGGCGAAAAACTATTCTTGTTAACCTCAGTTCTTACCATTTAGATTTGACGCGGAATGATACGACATGTATGTTCCGGTCTATGCTATCCCAAACATTTAAGAAAAACCTGCGCAAAATTTGCCGCAAGTACAAGATAAAGGCGGCTGATATCGTTGCCGGGACTGGACTGACCGACAGCCAAGTCGCCGAAATGTATAACCCGTCAAGCGAGACTGGTGTGTCTCTGGAGCACGCCTGCATAGTGGTAAAATACCTGCGGGGGGCAACCAATAGCCTGATCAACATTGATTACTTAATAGAGGATCATCAACTAGCGCGGTACTACACCTACACGAAAAAGATAAGCGTCCACTTGCAAGAGCGCGCCGCTGCGTTGACATATTATGAGAACAATCTGGAACGCTTACGCGGTGAGCAGGCTGAATATGTAAGCTACCTGCAAGAGATTTCCAACCTGCTAGAACCGCTCGATCTGTAAAAAAAATTTGCTCCATCTATGTACTAGGTGTATCTTTTGCGTGTACTAAATATCGCAAAGGAATTGCCATGTACCCTGAAACATTTATCGCCCCTGAATCACTAGGAGAGTGGTTAGCGGCGAAGAAGTGTACTCACGAAGAAGCTGCTGAACACTTCGGTTTTCAAAAGATCACCATCACCAAATACGCAAAGCACCCGACGCGCGACATCGGCGTCTGGGGTGACAAGATTTGTGAGACAGAAGAACTGGAAGTTTTGAGTCTGCACATTGACGGTCGGATGGTGGACTTCCCAAATCCCCTCAAAATCATCATCACGAAGGAACTCAAGCCGCGCGGGAAAATGATACGTGATTGACGCGCAGCAGATTTCTGAATTGATCGACGGCAAAAGAATTGGCGACGGCAGGTATCGAGGCAAATGCCCGGTGCACGGCAAGGACCACTTTTACGTTACTGATGGTAACCGGGGCACGATGATGTTCTGCCACGCAGGCGCAACGTTCTCTGAACTGTGTGAAGCATTAGGCATCAAGACCACGGATTGCTTCCCTGGCGAGTACACGCCGCCCCCATATAACCCGCAAGCTGACATGACCGTTCTCACACTTGCCGCAGTCGATCTGCGTGCAGGTAAGACGTTGAGTGATTCCGACGTCAGTTTTGTAAACAAGGCGAAAGCCCGACTGAAGAAAAACAACCAGTGGAGCAGGGCAGTTGAGTTTGCAAAAGGTTGTTGATCTAGGCGATCCCGTCGCTGTTGCGTTTTATTCTTTCCTCAGTTCGCTACCTGACGGTCAAGCGGTGAGCGCGAAAGAAGTTATGGCGCATTACAGCATCGGTCGTAATCGATTCTACAGAGCCAGAAAACTACTTTTGGCACACAGTTTGATTACGGAAGAAAAGCTGCACGATGCCACTGGAAAACATGCCGGAGTGCGTTACAGCGTTCCACATGAAACAGTGTCCCGTGATGACGAAAACGACAATGCGGAAGACTTGGCACGTTCTGTGCAATTATATAATAATTATAATAATACTAATCATGTAATACATGATCATGTAATACATAATCATAATAATATTAATAATAAAAACACCTCTCCGCTTGTTCAAAAATACCCACACGGTTTTGAGCAGATTTGGAACTGCTTCGATCCCAACCTTGGAAGCAAGGGCAGCAAGTCCGAAGCCTTCAAAGAATTTAAAAAACTAAAACTCACAGACGCAGACGTGGACTCGCTACACGCGATGATTCTGTCTGAGATCAACCGCAAGCGAACAGAGCGAGAACTAGGGCAGTGGGTTCCGAACTTCCCGCATGTTTGCCGTGTGCTCAAGCGCCGTGAGTGGGAGACTTGGGCAGAATCATCACCCTCCCCAACGTCCAACAGGGAGGTTTATTTGTGATTCCAATTGATCGCATATCGGTGAGTGACTTCAACGAGAAAACGTTGGAGGGAGTGTTAGCCGAGAAAACGCAACATCGGGTGCAGTGGCTCAACAAGCACTCAGAGAAGATTCTTACCGAGAACGAGTCGAACACAGCGCTAATCGGCACGAACCTGCCCTGGAGCAAGACGCACGGCAAAGTCTGCTTGCAGGAGGGCGCTGTCAGCACTTGGATAGGAATCGACGGGCACAAGAAATCTAGCGTGCTGAACCAGGTCGCTGTCTTCGCTGCGAGAGACCAAGTGGTCGGGATCGCCAGTTTTGAAATGGACGTTCGTGCTCTCGGTCAGCTGATGGTACAGCAGGCCTACGGTGCGAAAAGCCCAACCCGCGACCTCGTGCAACGTTTCTTGGATTGGAGCCGTGACCGAATCCTGTGTTACGACCATGTCGGCACGGTGAAGGTGATCGAGGTCTACGCCCTGATCGTCAAGATGGCCCGAGACTACGGCGCTAAGTTTATTGTGATCGATTGCCTCCAGATGATATCTGGGGTGTGCGGTGACAACGAGCAGGAGCGCGCCCTGATGTCAATGCTCGTGCAATTGGCAAAGGGCTTCAACATCCACATCGCGCTCGTACACCACGCCAGGAAGCCCGACAAAGGCGGTGACGAGTACATGCCCACGCGCTTCGATGCTCTGGGCTCCACGTCGATATCACAACTCAGCAGCATCCTGGCTATCGTCTGGTCTGACAAGAAAAAACAGCGTCGGCTCGATCAGCAGGAAGTCGGAATCGAACTCACCGCGGAGGATGAGGAATACCTGAACCGGCCTGATACGCGGATTGTCGTGGCGAAGAACCGGCACATACCGTTCGAGGGCACCATAGCCCTATGGCAGCACGAAAGCCGCCAGTTCACGCCTAAGCCCGGCAGGGACTCGATGAGCATCTGATGGACGCTGAGCACTGGTCAATATCAACGCCTAAGCAGCTGCCATCGCTGAACCAAGCGATTGAGAAGGCGCTGTCTGAGAAGGGTGCCGTGGTCGTGCAGATATGGGACGGGCGAAGGCGCAGTGACGGGCAGAACAAGCTGCAACACGCCATGTACCGGGAGATCGGTAAGCAGCTGTACGGCGGTGATTGGAAGTTAGCCAAGCGCGAATGCAAGTTGACCATCGGGGTGCCCATCCTGCGCCAGGAGTCAGAGCAGTTCAAAGCCCTGTACGACAAGGTCATCGGCACTGGCAGGAACGCTAAGGTCGATCACGAGACCAAACTGGACCTGATGGAGGTCATCGATGTCAGCAGCGCGCTCAGTGTTTCTGGCGCAAACGAGTACATCGAGACCATATACAGCACGTATGCGGAGAAGTTCAGTTGGTCGAACTTTATTGAACGCAGCACTAAGGAACTCACGCGATCATGAAAATTACTATTGAGATCGACGATACGGAAATCGAAGAACTGCGTGACGTTATCGAATCATGGATAGAGCGAATCGAAGATGCCCTCGAAAAAGCGCAGTACAAAGACCACAGCAAAGATCATTGATGATTGCGCTGTGCTCATGCAGAAGCTAGTCAGGCTGAAGGCTGCCGACCACAACGGTTTCTGTAAATGCGTGACGTGCGGGAAGGTTAAGCACTGGTCCGAAATGCAGGGAGCCCACTTCATAGAGCGTGGGAAACTCGGCACAAAAATCATGGAAGAGAACATTCACCCGAGTTGCCAGTGGTGCAACATGATTGGCGACAAGCATGTCCGGTGGGTGAAGGAGGCATACAGTATGTATATGCGCGATATGTACGGCGAAGAGTTCGTGAAGGAAATGCTGCAACAGAGCAAGCAGGTCAAGAAGTACGGCAAGCAGGAGGCGTTGGACATGCTTTACGACCTGAAGGCCAGGGTCAAGGAGCAGGAAGAGAAACTGAACTCGCTGCGGCCGACCAATGAAGAAGACTATTGACGAACACACGACGCAAAGGAAGTGCAATGAAAATTATGCTTGATGTCAGCCCTAAGAGGCTGAAAGAAAAGTCAAAACAGTTTGATTATGAGTTTTGGCAGTTGCGAACACAGCTAACTGGCAACGCTATCGGTCACGCGCCTTATGGACTTGATAACGGTTGTTTCAAGCGTTTCCACCAAAAGACTTGGGAGCGGATGGTGGAGGAAACAGAAACTATCAAAATGGCGAAGTTCATCTGCTTGCCCGACATCGTAGGGAACGCACAGAGGACAATGGAATTGTTCTATGAGTTTGAGCTTATGACTAACGGGCTGCCAAGAGCCTTAGTTCTCCAAGACGGTATCAATGATGTGACGATCCCGTGGCGTAAAATATCAGCGGTATTTGTTGGCGGCTCTGACGCTTTCAAGATTAGTCCAGAGGCCATACAGACTTGCAAGGCTGCGAAAATGCTTGGGAAGTGGGTTCATGTTGGTCGAGTGAACACTGTTGAAAGAATGCAAAATTGGAGAGGTTTAGCCGACTCCATAGATGGATCAGGGATCAGTAAATACGATCATATGCTGAAACAGGTGGTGGCTTTTGTTAAGGGCGAACATGTTTTAGACAAAAATATGAATATCTTTGATGAATCGCCCGACGTGCTTAACAGCCTGCCAATGGTCTAATGATCGCGACAGAAAACGTGCGTGTTACAGAAATCTTTTACTCCCTACAAGGTGAGGGAAAGACAGCAGGTATGCCAACTGTTTTTGTGCGGCTAACTGGTTGCCCATTACGTTGTCAGTATTGTGATACCGAGTATGCGTTTTCTGGAGGGCAGACCGTCACATTTGATTCTATCCTTGCAGAGGTCAGACGCCATCAATGCCCGTTGGTGACCATTACAGGCGGTGAACCCCTCGCGCAACCAAATTGTCTGGGCTTGATGCGGTTGCTGTGCGATGAAGGCTTTGATGTGTCTATTGAAACCAGTGGCGCTTTGTCGATTGCCAATTGTGATCCTCGCGTTTCCGTTGTACTTGATCTCAAAACACCTGGTTCCGGTGAAGTAAATCGCAACGATTGGAATAACTTGGATGCCCTATCCAAGAAGGATCAGATTAAATTCGTCATATGCGATGAACGCGATTATGCCTGGGCCAAAGCGAAAATGCTTGAGGGTAACTTGCTAGACCGGGCAGGGGAAATATTGTTGTCTCCTTCTTTTGGACAACAGTGCGCACAAGATTTAGCGCAATGGATTTTGCGGGATCGTTTGCCGGTTAGGATGCAATTGCAGCTTCACAAGCAAATATGGGGCGACGAGGCAGGGCGGTAGTCATGAATACTAGAGAAAAGATCGATGACCTGTTGGACATCTGGATCGACACAGCCCGCCAGGTTGAAGTCGGTTGGCCTGCTGCATCGATGCTCAGTAAGTTCATCGAGTACCGGGGCAGCTTCCAGGATAGTCACAAGCCGGCAGGGTTAGAAATCTATGTTGAGAGGCAACAGACCCGGCACGCAAAGTTTGCAGATATAGACGTGGCGCTGTCTGAACTAGATGAAGACAAGGCTATGTCGATTTTAGCTAAGCGGTACTTTCAAGGACTGACCGAGGAGGGGAAGACTTACACGAACAAAGACCGAGCCCGCCAGATAGGACAGAACCTCAAGCAGTTTGAAAACAACTGCGCAGCTGCTTACAAGCAGTTAGAAAAGACCCTCGATCTGTTACAAAAAAGATCAGAATACACTACATATTCTCAGTGAATGCTATTACGATTTTAGTAGTGTGGACCTCTGTCGCCTTGACCAGAGATCAGGCAAATCCCTAGCCAGGGGTCCACGCTCCCCTCATGAAAGCACTCGAACTAATCAAGCGCCAGGAAGGCTTGCGCCTCCACCCATATGACGACAACGGTGACCAGAGCATAGGCTATGGTCGCAATTTGACGTCGGTTGGAATAACTGAGGCAGAGGCAGAGCACCTGCTCCTCAATGACCTTGATCGCGTGCTAGACGAAGTCCGCAGCAGATACGATTACTTTGACGGATTGTCAGAGAACCGCCAAATAGCGGTGCTGTCCCTTGCCTACAACCTGGGGGCTACACGCCATGCCAAGTTTGTTAATCATCACGGAAAAATGGCTGCGGGGTTATACGCTGAAGGCGCTTCTGAGATTTATCCAAACAGTCTTTACGCGCAACAAGTCCCGAACAGGGCCAAAGAAATCGCGGAGATTATCGCCAGTGACACCTTGGAATTATGAAGCGTACTGTGAACGGGTCGTTGATGGTGACTCGATAAAGTTCGTGGTGGACCT